ATCAGCTTCGCTGTGTCGAGCATGCACTGCACACACAGAAACGGTTCGCTCGACTTGTACGGCTTCGCGTGCGGCACGTTGTCGCCGTGCAACTTGCACGTATCTCCGCGGTGCTCCCACGACCCGCCTGAGTCCGGCACTTCGTACTTCATTCGCCGATCCTTTGCGCGTAACCCCAACGCGCACGAGCGCGCAGGATCGCCTGTCCGCCGTCGTCCGACGGCGCGCCCGCGGCTTGTTCCAAGCTTGGAGCTTGACCGAGACGAAAATCGATCTGATGGCCGATCGATAAGTTGATCAGCGGCCAGTGTGCGTCCGGAAGCACGCGGCGATACTCACGCTGTTGTTTGAAGCACTCGGCGTTGCCGACCAACGACGACATAAGCTGCCAATCGATCAGGTGTTCACCATCGGTGCGCTGCATGAAGTAGACCGAGATCCACGGCACCGCGATGTTTGCGTGCACGCCACCAGCTTCGTGATTGCGTGACCGACATCCGAAAGCGCTGTCGGTCACGGTTGCATGCTCGACATTCACGTTCGCGGTTGCGAAGCACTCGAGCCCAGGCGGCACCGTAAACACACCCATGTGCGTCGGCATGAAGTACACGTCGACACGCGAGCCGCACGCGAGCGCGGTACCCATGAAATCAGCCTTCACTTCGTCACGATCTGTCATGGGATTATCCCGTCGTCAGTCGCTGCTTCGCAGCTTCGAATGTTGGTTCGTGAACTTCGGATCCGATCGCGCGCCGCCCGGTCGTCGCGGCAGCGATCAGCGTCGAGCCCCACCCTGCGCACGGATCAACGATAGTGTCGCCGGGATTCGAGTAGTCGCGCACGAGCTCGGCCATGGTCTCGACAGGCTTAGTGCCTGCGATCGGCGCGCCGCGCACCGTCTTCGCCATGTACAGACCGGGCGTGCAGCGCCACTTCATCGCGGTCTTCGTGCGCGGGCGCGCGACCATGAGATAGCGCAACCACGACGAAGGACCATCGCCGAGCAAGCGCGGCACTTTCTGCACGACGCCGACAGGCGCGAAGCTGTACATGCCGCAGCGGCGGTATGCATCGCGGTACGCGTCGATCAGGTCGTCGCTCGTGAACGCCGCGATCCAGCCGCTGCACCGCGCCGACCAGAACACGACGAACTCGTAGACATCGTCAGCTGACCACGACGCGTACGTGAGTGAAGTCGCTGTGCCTTGCCCCGTTACGGCTGCGATCTGCGGACGCCCCGCGTTGTGCCCCGCGTGCACGCGCGCACCATAGGGTGGATCCGTAATCACAGCGTCGCAGCTGACGGCTGCAAGCGTGTCCTGATACCGACCGTTGAATAGTTCGACCCGCATGATCCTGTTCACTTTCAGATGCGTGGATTGGTCGGGCGATTGTGTCCGCGGTTTTTGCTAGCCTGCTCATGCTTTGCGGGCTTTCGCACCACTCGCGAAACTTCTTCGCATAGCGCCAGAAACTCCACTTCGGCGGCTTCAGCCTCCGCAATCCGTTCGGCCGAAACGGGGGCAAGACGCGCGTGGAAATCTGACTGGTCTATGGCCGTGACACTAGGTACCGGAAGCAAGGTTACTGTCGCACTACGATTCGCCATGGGATAATCGTGATCGGTAGCTGCAGGAGTCGCAAGGCAAAATCGATCTTGTCGCGCGCTAATTACATTATCCGACATACACCGCTTGCCTGTTCTGCCTAGTCTTCTTCGATTGTAAGTTCTTCGTCTCCAACGCCGAGCGCGTCGAGCAAAGCAGAGACTTTCGGAAGTGCCTGGCAACGGCACTGGTAATCCTCGCCCGGATTGGCTGTGCGCCCCGACTTCTGGTCGACAACCGGCGGTTGGTCATACGAAAACGCACGCCCGTTCAGATCAGCATGATCAGGCCGTACGCGCGAGTCTTGTGATGTACTCCAAACGTATTCGTTTACGCCGAGCGACTCATGACGTTCTTGCGTCAGCTCACCATTGAACTTGCCAACCTGATCTCGGGCGATCAGCTGCGCGCGCGAGTCGCTCACGTCGAAGCGTTCCTGCACGAGCTTCATGATTTCCTCGACGCGGATCCCCGAGATCACACGCGGCGCGACCACGGCTTCGACGTCGTCGATCAGTTCGGAGGGGATCGACTTGATCAGCTCGACATTCGTGCGCGCGCGTGCGCGCATGGTGCGCTCGAGCCCCGCGTTGTCCTTGAACGGATCGATCTTGATGACCGTGTGCATCTGGTCATTTAGCGCCTTGCGATTCGCTTCGGTAGTTCGCTTCACGAACTGCGCGGCGATCGGTGTGGCGCGCGCCGCCGTCTGTACTGCGGCCTTGATCCGCAGACGTTGGAACAGTCCGCGCAGTTCGTCGGCAATGCCGTCGGTGCGCGCGGCGTCAGTGCGTGAGTCGAAGAAGCGCTTCAGCTCGGTGCGGATCAGCTTCTGCGCGTTACGAGCTACGATCAACAGGTCTGCGCGGTAGGCCAGATCCGACGGCTCGCGCATGCGCGGCAGCACACGGCGGCGCGTGCGCGTGTGCGCGGCAAGCATGCGCCGGCGGATCTGCTCGGTCGCGTTCATGCTTCAGACTTCGGCGGATCTTGATTCGCACCCTTCGCGCTCGCTTGCTTCAACGCGAGTTGTTCTTCGGGCGACGGCGTGCCCGGCGGCGCGGGGAACTCGAGTTCCTCACGCGGGCCCGCATCCAAGTGCGTTTCCATCGACCATTCCGGCCCGCCGAAGCGCGACACGGCAATCTCCGCGGGCAGCACGATCTGATTCGCCACGTAGATCTGATCGGCCTGCGCGACCTTCAACCGGATGTCCGCGGCTTCCGCTTCGGTCGGGCGGTCAAGCGAAGGGAACACGACGTGCATATCGCCGCTGACGCTCTGCTCGGCAGCGAGGCACGCGACGATCGTGTCGATCGCGGGCTGCAGTTCTTGCCGGCGGTACGACTCGATCCGATTGTTCCAACTGCGTTCGTCGGCGTCTCCGGTCTGTCCGAGGCCCTTCGCCTGCGTGCCGAACAGCTTCGACACCGGGATGCCCGTCAACGCTGAGAGGTAGGCACCCTGACGGTCTAGCACGTCGGCGAGCCCCGCGAGCGGCACGGTCAGCTGCGTGACTTCTTCGCCGTCAGCGTCGATCCACAGGCTGCGCGTGATCGAACGCGCAAGGTCGACGGCCATCGCGCGCTTCTCGAGCGCTTCTGCGCCGCCTTCGCTCGCCAGCGACTCCTGCAGCCCTTTGATCTTGATCACGGTCTGGGAGAGGATCTGAAGCAGTTGTGCGGCAGCTTCCCACGACACCCCGACACGAAGCAGCTGATCGTGCACGCGCTGCAGCTTCGAGAATGGCCAACCTAGGTTCAGATTCCGGGCATCGCGATGCGCTGTGCGCGCGCCGGAAAACCATACGAAGCGCGTCTCGTGCACCATGACGCCGGCTAGTTCTTGCGTCGGCGCGCCCTGCGTGTCGCCGCCGTTCGTCGGCTGCACGAACGTGAACAGCTCCGGCATGTTGAACTTCGTCGAAAGCGGATTGCCGTACCACTCCCGGATCGCCAAGTCACGGCGGTCTACGACGCGCAGAAACTCGACCTTCGCGACACGCTTCGGGTCAAGTGGCTTGTCGAGCGTTTGACCGTCGTTGCAGCCGATGAATACACCCGCGCGCCCAAACGCATTGCCGTAGCACGCGGCCTGCGTCACGAGCTCGACGGCCTGCAGGTCGGTAAGCCGGGTCTGGATCTGCTCGACTTCAGCGCCGTCGTCGTCCTTGATCGACACGCCTTCACGCATGCCGTCTTCGGGCATGATGTCGCAGATCCGTGCTGCCAACGCATTGAAGTTGTACAGCGTGGCGCACTGGTCGAAGGTGAGAATCGTAGGCGGAATGAATGCGTACGACTCGAGCTTGTCCTGCGCCGTGCCGAGCTTCGTCAGTGCACTGCGCCAGCCGTCTAACCGTGTGTGCCGCTTGGCCATTCCCGCATTCTAGCACGGGATTATCCCGCAGCACATTACGGCCTATTTCTTCGTGGGTCGACGAAACACCACACCCGTCTTGATCTCGACGACCGCACCCGGCACTTCAAGCCCGGCTTCCGCTGCCGACAGAATCGCATCTGTGTCAGCGATAATCGCGTGATATTTCTCCGGCAACTGAACCATGTCGACCGAATCGAGTACGGTCGTGCGCCGGACCGACAGACCCTTCGGCAGCTCGCGCGGCGCGGGCACATCTGACCCTGCTTTGATGGCCGCCAGCGCCTCAGCTTCGTCCGCGTCGATCCGCCGGATGAGCGCGCCCTTGGCGGCAGCGATCACGCCAGCACAGGCGTCCAGCTGCGTCTTGAAGGGTGTGCGCAGCGCTTCGAGTTCGGCCTTCAGCTTGGCGCATGCCTTCGTCTCGGCCGCTTGGATCTCGTCCTGCAGGTCGAGCGCCGCGTGAATCTCCGCGCACACGTCGGCCATTTCGGCCGTGTCCGCCGGCGTCACGCTCGCGAGCAGCTCGGCCGTTTCCTTGAGTTCGTCGATCTTCACTTCCACCGCACTATCCTCCGGATTGACTCTCACAACTCTGCCTGTGACTGGGTCGACATGCCAGGCGTACGTGCCCATGCGGACCGTCTTATCCCAGTACCAGTTAGGATCTCTCATGACCTGACAGCATGTAGATCGCGAATAGCGTGACCGCTACCGTGATCAGGTCGAGCGCGTGACTCACAGCATTTCCTGAACGCCGCGCGCCAGCAGATCGATCATAGTCGTCTCGAAGTAGAGCGGAAACTCCTTGAGCTGCGTCGTCAGATACGTGTCGACGGCTGCGTCGATTTCGCGCGCTTGAGCTTCGGTCTCGTACCGACCGCTAGGGTTGTACGCCTTCGTGCGGTGCAGCATGACGTCAAGATACTTTGCCAA